CGCTTGAGTGGTGCAGCACAATCGCCTGCGGGGTAATCGGCGACTGGCTTTTGTTCGGCGTGCTGACCCGGCGCTCGTCGTAGTTTGGCGTGCTCTTTGCGGACGTGGAGACGGTTGTGGATGCGTAAGGCCAGCTCGGCGAGGCTGGCCGATGGCCAGTCGCGGATTTGCTGCCAAACACTCTCTTGATCCACGTCCACATGGGTTACTTTTTGTAGCCGTCCGTCTTGGGCGGGTGCGTGTAGGTGAGCGTCGCCTGCTGCTTCAGAAAGTCGTAGCCCACCGTCACGCAGCCCGTGCCTAGGAGGGCAAAGGCGGCGAACAGCAGGCCAGCGGCGATATGTTTAGAGGCGCGCATTGTTGTCCTTGGCCATGATCAGACCCCAAGCAGCCATGAGGCTCGCAGCGATGAGGCCGAGGTCCGGCACGCTGCCGGTGGCGAGGAACTCGCGGGCGCCGGTGGCGGTGGCAATGATGGCGGTCAAAACGCCAATCGTAGTAGTTTTCCAGTTTCTCATATTATTTCTCTTTCTGTTTTTTCCGAAGGTCGTGAAGGACCGAAAGCAATGTGACAATGCCGACAGCGAGGCCGACACACAGGCCGGCGACGCGCAGATAGACTTCGAGGTGGGACACCATAGAAACCGCTGCACTGCCAATGCTGGCGAACGTGCCCAAGGCGCCGCGCTCAACCGTAGTAAGATGGCTTTGCAGCAGGCTCATAATTTATTTGCGGTAGGCGATCACCGTGCCGCTGTGCAGCTTGATCGCGGTGAAGTAGCCGTCGATGGTCGTGCCGGCCTTGATCGTATGGGCGCTCGCCTCGGTGGCGTTGGCGGCACCAGAGAGGTTGCCGGTCAAAGTGTGGAATTTGGTGTCGGTCATCACGTCGATGCTGACAAATTCGCCGCTCACGGCGTTGGTGTCGGCGATGCTGACGGCGCCGCTCTGACGGTTGGTAGTTCTTACATTAGGATTCATAGATTTAGTATTGGTTGACGCGGGCGGTCCACATCGTCGGTTGGTTCTGTTGGAAAACATATTTGTCCCGCTGCGAGATCAGTTCGCTCTCGGCCTTTTGCTCCATGAGCATCGCCTTATCCATCTGTCCGTCTTCTTCTAGGAGGTCGCCGGTGAGTAGATAGGCGACGGCTTTGGCCAAGACGGCGGGGTAAATGTTTTCGAGCAGCGCAGCGGTCATGCCGATGGCTAGGACGCGAGCGGGAACGTCTATCGGGCGGATGCGATAGCGCACATACACGGTGGTCGGCAGGCTGGTCGATTCGGGGAATCTAATAGCGTCACCCAGCAGCGTGTAGCCGATCTGGCGCGGCGCCACATGCGTCGCCGGGTTGTCGCGCAGCACGGCGAAGATCTCGCCCATCGGCGTCTCGCCGACCTGCTCGTAGTCGATATAGAAGCCGCTTGTCGAATCACCTTGGACGGTGCGGGCTTCCACCCGGCACAGCTCCGGCCAATCGGCCCACTCCCAGCAGTCAGCGATACGTTCGTTGGCGGCGGCGACCATCATGGTGCGGGCGCCGCTGGGGATATTAGAAATATCCGAGCCGTCGTTGCCAGCGCGTTGCCATGCGCGGAGGAGTATAGATTGAAGTGTTACAGTCTTCATTGTGCCAAAGCCTCCCAAGCCGCCACCAGCCCATCGCGCAGCGCATCCGGAAGGCTCTCGCTCGAAACCACAAACGTCCGCGAGCCGAGCGGCGCGGTGACGGACACGGCGGCGGAAATGCTCGGACGGAAAGCGGTCGGCACTTGTGTCTCGTTGCCGTCGTCGTCGGTGGCCGTCTCGTAAGCCGTCGCCACTTGGCCGCTGGCCTCCAGCACCACATCGGCGAGCGTCTCGCCCGTGGCGAGTTGTGCGCCGAGCCATGCGAGCAGACCTTCGGCCACAGCGGCGAGGTCGCCTTGCAGCGGGACGTTTTCGGCGGCGGCGTAGCCTTGGCGGTCTACGTAGCGGGTGAGGCTGTTGTTGGCGAGGCGGAGAGTCATGTCGTTGCCTCCACGGTCACGGCGGAAAAGTCTGCGGTTTTGTCGGTGTTGGCCGTCGTCATTACAAAGAACGCAGGCGACACGCTGCCGCTCCCTGTCGAGACCGTCACGTGTGTTTCGGCTCCTCCGTCGAGCGAATAAAACACGCTGGTCGTGCTGACAAAGCGCACGCGGACAACGTGCCAGTTTGTGTCCACAGCGACGCCACTGCTGACGGCGTTCGCTGCTGTGGCACCGTTTTGGAACATGAAATTCGTGTCGGTCGCGGCATCGTAGCGCAAGTAGGCTCCAAATTTGTCGGTGATGGTGCCTGCACCCGCTGCCGCAGGCGAAGACAGCCCGACAGTCAGTTGGCAGGCGGTCGTTTGGTTGAGGCGAAAACGCATTGTCAGCGTGCCCGCAAAATTGTCCGTCCAAAATGCGCCTTGGTTTAACGTGGCGGTCCCGCGCAAAACCAACCTTGCTTTTTGGTTGGCGACGGCCCCAGTTGCGCCGCGCCAAAATGCCAACCTCTCGGTAGAACTGGCCGCTTGAAAAGAGACAACGCCTCCCTCCCAACCAGCCTGCCCCGCGCTGCTTGTTGTGCCGCTGCTAAGAAGGTCCGCTAAGTAAAAATTAGAAACGCCCGTTGTTGTGACGGTCATTTTTTGCGGGTGCCGCGCATCGCCAAGATCGCGGGTGATGAGGCTGCTCCCACTCGCCGCCGTCTGGTTGGGGGCAACATTGTTCGTGCCGTTCAGCGTTTGGTTTTGCGTGAAGGTGTTGGCGGTTTCCAAAAGCGGCAGGGTGCCCGAGGCGTCTGGGACGGTCAGCGTGCGGACTTGGCCGGTGGTGATGCTGCTGGCGGAAAACTTGATATTCTTACTTGAGTCCGCATCCGAGTAGACGACCAGATTGGCATCGCTGAACACGTCCGGAAAGGCCGACGCATAAGTATAATCGGCGTTACGATCCGTGCCGCCGGTGGCCGTGCGGATGTAGATGCCCGCGGGCTTGCGGGTGAGGAAATACAATCCAGACGCCTCGCGGACCAGCCACGCGCTATTGAGCGGAGCGGCGGCGGTGTCCAGCGGCAGATCCGCAAACGTCGCCACTTCGCCGTCGAGGTAGCTCCCCGGCGAGCGCGTGAAGTCGAAACTTCCTGAAAATGGATTGTAGCGAAGGCCCATGGGTTTGAGGTGCGAAAGTGGAAAGGTGGGAAAGTGGGAAGGTTAAGAGCGGGTGACATTCAGCAGCAGCGCGTCATTGGCGGTCGGCGGCTGCGTCGGGGTGTAAGTAAAGTTGACCGTCGCCACGATGGTCCCCGTGGCGCCGCCCTCGCGGTAGGTCACGGTCTGGAGGTTGTTCGTGCCGGCGTAATACGCGCACGCCACATGGTCGTGCTGCGGGATGTTCAGACCGGCGATGTTGCGGACTTGGACGTTAGGTGTCATGGCGTTAGGCGGCGGGTTGGGCGGTCATGCCGAGCTGCTGGTCTTGCTGCATCTGCTGGAGCGCGGGCTGCGAGCCGACGCGACCGATCACTGCGTTTTGCTGCTGCTGGAGCTGGAACTGGAAAGCCTGGGCGCGAGCGTCGATCATCTTCTTGAAGATTTCGTCCTGGGCGTAGCGCTGCTGCACGGCGGGGTTGGACTGAATGATTTGCTGCAGGGTCTGCAAGCGCACTTGCGCGTTTTGCCCGCCTTCTTTGAGCGGCGGCTCGGTGCCGGCGGCGATTTTTGCGAAGGCGGTCTGCTCGTCCTCGATCTCAGCCTGCGTGGCCTTGCCGATGTCTTGCACCAGCATGCCGGCCAAGTTCGGGTCAACGGCTTGGAACATGTATTTGACCAAGCCAGCGCGGTCGATGACGCCAAAGCTGTCCATCGGGACGAGAATCTTGGCGAGGTATTCGAGCTTCGCCCCGAGCGCTTCGTTGTCGAGGAGGCGCGCGTCAAACTCGGCGGTAATGTCGAAGCGTCCGCGGATGTCTTGCGGGCTTGCGTTGAATGCCAACTGCGCATTGCCGGTGATGCGCGCGACCTCCTCGGGAGTCATATACTGCTGGGCAAGGGCCATCGTCTGCGCGATGCAGAGCTTCATATCAATGAGCCAAGAGTCGATAAGCTCTTGTGTATGAAGCATGTAGCGTTGCTGCGGAACGGCGTCGCTGATGCGCCCAAAATAGTTGTCTACATCAGCACGGGTGGCGGCTTCTACTTCGATACTGCCCATGTCGGGGCGAGGAGGATTCATCCACTCGATCTCGCCGGGGCGGCGCTCGGGGATTTGCAGGCCGGGACCAAGAACCAAATCAAACTTGCCACGATTGGCGGGAACCTTGACCGGTGGCAGGATGCTAATGCTGGCCCTGTCGGCGCGGAAGTCTCGCTGGATTTTGATTTCCTCTTGCGCCGTCTGCACCAACTCGGGGATGCCACGGCTTTCCAGTAGGGGGCGTGTAGCACGCTCGCGGGGGAGTTCGATAAAAGGGTATTGTCCGTGGGCGTAGGGCAGCAACTCATGCACGGCAACTTTATCCGTGACGTGGTAGCTAATGACCGAGCGTGTGACGCGGATGGCGTTGGTCTTGGGGTCGTTCTCCTTGCGATAGACGTGCCAGATTTCGCACAGGTCTCGCAGTTGCTCGTAAAGAAACTGGTCGGCGCGGTGAATGTTGAGCGAGATGCGTTTAAGCTGCCCCTTGTGTTGCACGGCTTGCTCGATCCATTCCTCGTCCCAGCCCTCAAGGGCACCGCGCTCGCGCAACTCCACTTCAGTGAGCAATTCTCTGCGGGCAACGAACGCGGCGCGTTGAAGGCTGAAAGTTTGGATGGGGAAGATCACATCTTCCCACGCTTCCAAAGCCGTCCACACGGGCTTGGATTCAAAAACGTAAGGCTCCTCCCATTCGACAAATCCCTTTTCGCGGAACTGGCGAACTTTGACAGTTGTTCCCAATTCGGGAATGACTTGGCCTAAGAGTTCGGCGGCAGTCTCCTCTTGCAGCGGGTCCATGACCACTTCCAAGAGGGCGGCGAGGTTGGGGTCTTGCGACTGCTCCAACATCATTTGCGCGTCTTCCAGACTAAAGGACTTGATCTCGGTGCGGGTGTTCTGCACCCAATCCACCGCCATGACCGCCAGCCCGTAGGTCTCGCGGAATTGCGCGGCCAGTTTTACCTCGCGGCGAAGGTCATCCAGACAATGCTGGAACATAAGCCATTTAAGCACCATCTCCGCAGCGGCACGCTTGTCGATGTCCATGCTCTCAACCGGCTGCACTTGCACGCGGCTTTTGAAGAAAGCGTTGCTCAAGATGGCGACGTGATCGTTGATGACCGTGTCCGCCAATCTTACGCGCACGTCGCTGGCGCCAGACCAAGGCCACGGCTGCCGGCCTTTGGCACCCTGCCACTTCCTGCCGTCCTCACTTTGCCCCGGCCAGATGCAAAAGCGGGTGTTCCAGTTGCGCAGTTTGCGCTGCACATATTGGCTGCCGTCCGCGTCCGCTTGGTCGATCTCATAGAGCATCGACGTAATGTCCTCGGGTTTGGGTGCTTTTATCATTATAGGAGGACGGTGGTGGCGCGAGGGGTATAGGGCACAACAACTTCGGGATTTTTTTTCTTGAACCAGTCGCGGAAGGCTCGGTCCTTCCAGCAGCCAGGTTCCGCCGCTTCCCATGACCAGTAGGCATGGGCGTCTATGCTCATGTCCTTCTGCCCGATGCCTTCAATGGCGCATTGCTCTATGCGCTGGCTGGCTTCGGCGATCTGGCGTTGGCGGGTCGCGGCAAGAACCGCATCGGCATTCCAGCCGGTGATCAGCTCTTGCTTAACCGCTTCGGCCATGTCGTCCCCGAGGTCGAGGACGAGTTCAGACCATAGATTGTTTGACATCCTAACTGCTACGGCCCCATTGCTGGGGCCGCAGTGTGTTAAGACGCTTAGAGCGACGAGAGCTTCGAGACCGCGAGGTAGATGTGGATTTCTCCAGCATCCAATTCGCTGAGGCTCTTGGCCGTCATCGACTCGACGAGCAGGTCAACCGTGTCAGTCGCCGTGTAGGCGTAGGCCGTGGTGTTCGCGTTGGCGGCGAACAGCACTTCCGTGCCATTGACGTTCACCTGAGTGGCCGCGATGTAGCGGTCGGTGTCTCCACCGTCGCCGACTTGGACCTTCGTGTCGTTCAGCGCGGAATCCGAAGCATCGGAGAACGCGGTGACGAGCTTGTAGGCGGCCTTCTCGACGACATCGCCAGCGGCCACGCTCAAGAGAGCGATGGTCTGGTCGGTGTCGGCGGTGCTTTCGGTGATGTCAACGTGCGTGACAATCGCCTTGTGGGTGAAGCCGGTGGCGGCTTTGGTTTCTGCGGGCAGTTCGTAGACTTTCATCTTGGTGCTTTTTCCTTAGTTAGTTGTTGCGATTAGGAAGCAGCGGCGAACTTGCCGAGGCCCTTGGGGTTCCAGCAAACGAGCGCGGCAATGGCGTCGATGAGGCCACGGGGACCACCGCCCTGATCTTCCAACTCTTGGAAGCGGGGGCGACGGCCGTAGCGGACTTCAAGCATGTCCATGTTGAGCAGATACCCGCGGGCGAGCTGCACGGCGGCGGCTGCGTCCTTGGCGTTGAACAATGTCGGGACCAAGCTAATGGTGCCGAAATCGCCAACGTAGGTGTCCACCGCGCTGATGACCGTCTTGTCTTTCAACGAGGCGGTGTATTGGCGAGTCGAGATCGCGGTGTTGGTTCCGCCGCTGGTGTAGCGGGTGAACTCAGCGAAACGCTTCTTGAGGTTCGGGCCACAGACCAAATCCATCGTGTCGATGGTGCCGGTCTGTTCGTAAACGCTCTGAAGAATGCCAGCGACGATAGCTTCGGTGAGCGTGGATGTCCCGGTGGTGTCCACCGAGGCGGACGGCGTGCGGAAGGCGGCGGGAACCGGAAGATCCGATTGCGCGCTGGCCTGAATCCATTTGCCGAGACCGCGAGTTTTGAAGGGCGTTGCCCCGTTTTGCTCTTGGGATTCGGCGTCGGAGCAGAAGCTCGCTTCGATGTCGCGTTTGAGTTCGACAAGGGCGCGAGAAACGCCACGGGCCATTTCCTTCTTCTTGCCAACACCGGCGATGTTGTCCACGTTCTGCGCGAAGTCGTCCACTTTGATCGAGCGGCGATACTTCTGGGCGCGGCCGGAGAGCAGGGCGCGGTTTTTGGCGGGATCGTCGAACGTAGTAACGTCGGCGTTGGTGAGGACGCCGTCGAACGACGGGTCATTATAGCTGTCGGCCTGCCAAGAAAAGACAGAGCCATTATTAAGATCCGAGCCGGATTTGATGCGTGAAGTGACGGGCGTATTTTTCGCGTCGATGACGGAAATCACGTCGGCCAAGTCTTCGCGCAAACCGACGGCCGGATGAACAAGTCCTTGAGACATATTAGATTAAGTAATTATTGTGGGTTTATCCGATGAGTTCTTCGGCCAGTGCCTCGATGTCGCGCATCGAACCATCCGACTCAAAGAACCGCTGTTTTGCAGCCGTAGGGCTGCCCTTTTGATTGGCAGAACGGGCGGCGCTGACGGGCTTGGCGGGGGTGGGCGGTTTCTCTTTCTTCGCGGACACAGACTTCTTGGCCTTTTCCTTGGCGGCTTCGGTTTGTTGCTTGGCCATAAGGGCTTGCTCTCCGTAGAGGGCGAGGCCGATCCAGTATTCGTGCTGGGGTATTTTGAGGAGATCGGGCGCCGTTTTGATCGTGGCCTTGTAGGCTTGGTTGAGCGGGGTCCCTTCCTTGAATATGTCGGGGAACGTCTGCTTGGCGGCTTGCACCGCCGGCTCACGCTGGGCCAACCACTGCTTACGGGCAGGGACGTGGATGGTGAGGATGTCGTCAGCTTTGACGAGATAGTCCTTAACCTCCGCTGCCTCGATGAACTTTTCAGAGCCATCGGGCTGCTTGATCGTGGTGCCATCCGTATTCTGAAGTGCCCACCGGCGAACCGCTTGGGCATTCTGGATGCGCTGTTGAAGGGCCTCGTCGCTGTCCACATCGGCCAACGGGTTGTCGGCGCTCGGGGTCAGCACGGGGCGGCTGTTTTGGTTGAGCTGGGCTTCCAAATCCGCCTTGGCGGCTTTCAGTTGCTCCAATTCGGATGTCGCGGCCTGAGCTTTTTCTTCGGCCTCACGCTGCTTGGCGACTAGCTTGTCAATCCTGCGCTGAACCTTGTCCTTCGATACCTCGTCGCCGTGGGTTTTATCCTCGGCGCCTTCCTCGTCCTCCTCTGGTTCCTCGGGCTTGTCGGCTTCTTCCGCCTCATCCTCTTCATTCTCAACATCTTCAGCAGGGTCTTCGGATTTCTCCTCTGGCTCCTCTGTCGTGTCTGCGTTGTCAGAGATCGTCTCTTTGTCTGCGGATTCCTCTTTGGCCTCCTCGGGTTGGCGCTTAATGCCCAACTCGTTGAGTGCCATCGAAACTACATCATCCGCTCCCGCCGCTGTCGCGGCCTCTTTTTCTGTCGCCATGGATAAAACCTTCCAAGAAAGGTGCGCCAAACGTCTGAAGGGGGAACCGGGACGTTAGAACCGGGCGACGGACACACTGCGTCCCTCTGTCTATACAAATACAACACAACGTAACACGTTGTCAACACAAATAAACACAAGCAAGCGCAAGCGACTGGTAATGCGGAGGATGCGGCGACGGCTTTTGTGATACAATGCGTGCCAAGATTTCGCCATTGCTGGATTTCTAAGGCAAACCGGATAGAATCAGCTACACTTCTGCACAAGTAGTGACACTTTTAGTCACTTTCTGTGTGGAAAATTTGTGACAAACCGTAGGACGTTGCGTGCAAGGTCAGACAGTTTGCAACAGTTCCCGAGCGGGTATAGCGACCAGTCGCCGACAGAGGTGTGTGAATTTGAGCGCCCCGAAAAGGTATAGCTCGGGAATGTTTAGAGCGGCGGCGGCAGATGGAGTCTTGCTTCATTTATGGCCGATAGTTCAAACGTGGCTTGAACTACTGCGCAAAAAGTATGCAGCTACTCCAAGCGCGAGGCATCCGCGCGGCGAGATTCAATGTCGTCCCACAATTCTTGCAAGGCGTTAAGCTGCCCAGCAGCATGGGCAAGGTAGCCGGGTTCCTTGGCCGTGGCCATAGCGGCAACTAAGGTGGCGGCGTCGGCGATGCGGTCTTGAATGTTAAGCATCACAGAAAGAAACGCAGCGGGGGCCTTGTCTCGGCTAAAGCCGAGGGCGCCATCGGCGTCAAAGTCGGTGCTTACAGTGTAGCGGTCGAGGGGGATGGTTTTGGTTTTTGCGAATAACATAATTTTTAAGCTGTTTGTGTTCGGGGTTTGCGAATAGCGAATGTCGCTACACCCAAAAGGGATGCAGTAGCCTGTTGGCGGCCACGACATGCGGCCCGCACTCGCGGCAGATGGGACCCAGCTGAGGGTCCACGCCATGGATGTCGTCGATACGAAGCTGCTTGCTACAGACCCCGCACTTCGGCGGCTCCTTGCTGCGACCACGCCACGGGCGCACGCGCGGCGGTGGGGGAACGACGCCGGAGATGCTCATCGGCGAAACCCTCCGAAAATCTCCTCAAAAGCCGACGCACCCGAAGCTCCGCTCATGCGCGGCGGCTGCGCGGCCAGCGTGCCGGCATCGAATCCAGCGTCATAGACCTTCTCAAAAAACTTGCGCAGCCCAGCCGTGGTGAAATGCGGATCATTTAATAGGCGCGGATTGCGCCGCGTGAGGTCGCTCCAAAGTTGGTCGCGCTTGCTCATGCCGCCTCCACTTCCATCGGCAACATCTCACCGCGCTTCGCTTCCGCCGCCGCGATCCTCGCCTTGGCGATCTCCACATATTCCGCCTCGCGTTCGATGCCGACAAAGTTGAAGCCCTCCAGCACAGCCGCCTTGCCAGTGCTGCCGCTGCCCATGAAGGGATCAAGCACAGTGCCGCCGAGCGGCGTGACGAGGCGGCAGAGGTAGCGCATGAGCGCGGTGGGTTTGACCGTGGGGTGATTATTTTTGCGAACCTTGACCGTATTAACACCGCTTTCAGCTTCATGGATAATCCCACGCTTTAGCTGTGCTTGCGCTTGATTGCTTGCCGCCATAAACCGGTCGGGCGACATATCAAGCCCCTCATCCCGATCCTTCTTGCTTGCCTTGGCGCAGTAAAAAAAGCGGGCGGCAGAGCCGGAATCTCCAAAACCCGGCTTGGCGTCACCGTAATGCTCTTGCTTGAATCCGCCAGAATACGCCGCTGTGTGACCAGACCTTCCTCCCGCTGATACGCCAGTTTGCGGAAACAACCCCACCACCTCGTCGCTGCCGTCGTGAATCAGGTTGGCGGGCCAGCGGCCTTGCGACACAACGCTCTTTGGCGGGTGTGTTTGATTCGAAGGCCCGCCGCTTCCAAATCCGCCGACATTGCGGACAAGTGGGTTTGTCGTGACTACTCCATCCACCCTGCACCCATCCACATTCAGCGCCCCAGTGCCGTGCTCCAGCACGTTTGCGGCCACGGTGCCGATAAGCGGCTTGCGGGCTACGGTGATCGGCTCCAGCGCGGGCTTTAGGGCGGTGCCCCAGCCTTGCCATTGGCGGGCGGATTCGGTGGCTGGCGCGGTTTCGCAATATGTTTGTTTCGAGCCATCGGCGTGTCCGATGCCTGTATCACCTTGGCCGTGATTATTGATCTTTTGATGAGACTTCCCCCTGCCGTCCGTTCTTGTCCCAACAACCTCGCGCTCCGCGCCAGCCGCCTTATCAATCGCCTTGCTTACATCCAGCGACTTCGGAAACCCGCTGCCATAAACCCACGCAATCATGTCCCTAATCTCAAACCCCGCATCCTCGATGCGGACGGCCATGCGGTGCTGTGTGCGAGTGCCGGCAAACGCCAGTAAATGCCCTCCCGGCTTGAGCACCCGCAAACACTCGCGCCATATATCTTCGCTTGGCACGTCATAGTCCCAGCGCTTGCCCATGAAGCTCAGGCCGTAGGGCGGATCAGTGACGATGGAATCCACGCTGGCGTCGGGCATGGTGCGCAAGACCTCTAGGCAGTCGCCGCGGGAAACCTTCATCAATAGCTCCCTCCTCCACGCGGGCGCAGGATGTCGCCTTCGACGTTGTTACAGCCGGAAAGAACAAGGTAGCGAACTAAGTCAGGGAAGTCTTTGCTGCTGCCTTTGGCACCGTCCGCACCGGTCCATTCCTTCATGCACCAGATTAGGTTCTGGCAGTTTTCGCTGATGTAGAGCTTGGGCTGGTTGAGGGCGCTGATCGGCTTCTGCGTGTCGTAATGCAGCCAGTCGTTAATGAGGGCAACGCCTTCATCAATCGTGTCTCCCGGCGTGGCGGTGAAGTCCATGCCGAGGTCGCCCATCTCTTCGATCAGTGTGGTCGGGCGCTCTTTGGCCAAGGTCTGCGCGTTGCCATAGCGGCTGTCCATCCAGCGCTCAAAGATGCGCTCGCCGTTTTCTACGCGGCGGATTTCTTCGACATAGCGTTCCAGCCCGAAGCCAAAGTCTTTTTGCGCGGGGCCTTGGCGCCCGTCCGCCTTCTTGCCGTCCGGCTCGGCCCACATGCCAGGATACCCAACGCCCTCGACATACTCGTTAGGACAGGGCCATTCGCGGTAAATAAAGCAGCGGTTGGCTTTGTCGAATAGCGCCCAGATCATCGCCCAGTTCCTTCCGGAACACGGATCGACAAACTGGTAGCGGGTGCCTTCTTTGGGAATCCACTCATGCTTGATGACGTGGACTTTGTCGTTGAACAGGGGGAAGCGGTTGTTGATCGAGCGAGTCGGGACGCCATACGCGCGGCAAAGGATCTTCTCTCGCGTCTCGTTTCGTAGCTCTTGTTGCATGCGCTCCCATCCGGCCCAAGGATTGCCTTTGGTCTGGAAGTAAATAATCGGCCGTCCTTTGCGCCCCGATTGGACGATGGGCACTTTCTCGTAGCCGACAATGACCTTCTCGCCTTGGCGATCTTCAAACTTAGGAAGCAGCTCGGCGTCAACTTCTTCCACGGCACTTGCGCCCGTGAGGTAGTCCTTGACCGTGGGGGAGTAGCCCTCAATAGGGGTGAACGTGACGATGAGCACGCCGTTGCGGTCGAGCAGGCGGAAGCGCAGGGTTTCCAAGAAATCCAGCGGCACCAACTCATCGCACCATGCAATGTCAATCTCCCCGCCCTCGATGGTGCTGATGTCCTGTGCGTAGTTGCGAAAAACGCATTGGCTGCCGTTGGGGGCGACAAACTTGGATTCTGTAAAACCCCCTTTAACCGAATATGTTATATTTGTCACCGTGCCCTTGCGCGCCTGCCGCCAGTCGGCCGGCAGATACTTGAAGACGCGGGGTTGTTGCATCTCGATGCTGTTGGGGGCGGTCGTCTGGAAGCACCAAGCGACGGATTGCTTTTTGTGGTATAGCCGATGAATGACCTCGCGTGCGGCCCATTCGGTTTTGCCGGACCTGTTGCCGCCCATGACAAGTATCTCCCTGTGCTGCTCCAGAAGTTCGCTGGCTTTGTTCCAGATCGGCGGACGGTAGCCGTAGCGGTAAGGGTCGACCTTTTCCTTGAGGATTAGTTCTTCGCGCTTGAGCAGCAGATCCCAGCCCTTCTCTGGCCCGATGGCCAAGAGCACGTCCTTGGGCGGGAGCTTCATCACCGGATGCGGTGTCGGGGTGAAGCGGGAGCGTGGCGTTGATTTCTTGTCGCTCATCGTAAAGAAGTGGTGGCAGCACCCCCCAGTGCCGCCACCGCGCATCGGCAGGCGCGGCGCATTGCGCACGGTCCACCAAGACCATTGTTTTGCGGCCCCTGTTCTCCTTTGCGCAAAGTCATGCGAATGCCTCCGCTGGTTCGCAGAACCGCACATGCTGCTTGGGCACTGTATAGTTGCGGCACTTGCGGCCTTGCTTGGGGTCGTAGACTTCCTCGACGCGCCAATGCTTGCGGGTCCAGCCATAGACGACGGCGGCCACGGTGCGGGTGGCGTTCTCGATGACATAGGCCAAGACCGGCGTGTCGGCTTTGGCGTCTACTTTGTATGCCTCGTCCACGATGACCGTGGGATACGGGTAATCGTCTCGGTTGGTGAAATGCAGGTTAGTGCGGACCTTGTGCTCGACGCGGCCTTGCACCATCAAGTCGCCGTTGTCGGCGTATTGCTCGCGCACGGTCGCATCGGGGCGGGTGCGCTGCGGCGGCAGCCAGACTTGCATGCCGGTCTGACGCAGCTTGTCGGCAAAGTCGTTGACCGCCCGCCGGCTGGCGCTCAAGTCGCCGAGGAATTGCTGGTCGGATTTCATGCGGGTGTGTGCGGTTGTGTGCTATCGGGGTCCGCCGAGCAGACGCCATGCGAGCGCAGCCACTGGTGCCACCTGGGCGTTTCCAGCGCATCGAGTGCGGTCCAGCCGGTCGGGAATCCCATAACTTTGTCGAGCCAGTTCGGATTCGGATAGATGACGCCAAAGCGGATCTTGACGTAGTGGCGAAGCTGATCCGTTCGCTGCTTCCCAGTATCCTTGCGAATAGTCGTCGTTCCGCCCTTGCCGTCTGTTGCTATCGGCGTGGGCAACCAGCCAAAATCTGGCTCGGTGATGTTGAAATCCACAGGCGTCTGCGCCAATAACTCCCCAGCGCGCATCAAACCCCATCTCGGAAAGGTCTCCAAGCACTCGACCGAGTCCGCGAACAACAATCGCTGGGCTGTTTTCCACGAAGACGTATCGCGGTCCCACTTCGCCAATGATTCGGGCCATTTCGGACCAGAGGCCGCTTTCTTCGCCTTCGATGCCCGCGCCTTTCCCGGCAACGCTGATGTCGGTGCATGGAAATCCGCCAGAAACGACTTCAGCAATTCCTCGCCACGGCCGTCCGTCAAAGGTTCGCACGTCATCCCAGACGGGAAACGGTTCCAAGCATCCGTCGTTTTGTCGCGCCACAAGAACGCTGGCGGCGTAAGCGTCGTATTCGACGGCGCAGACGGTGTTCCACCCAAGGAGCTTGCCTCCGAGTATTCCGCCACCAGCGCCCGCGAAAAGAGCCAGCTCATTCACTCGCGTCCTCCTCAATATCCAACGTCCCATTCGGCAAAACCTGCAACTGGTCCGAGCGGTAGTGCCTCACATGCCCGCCGTCTTCGGCGGCCACGCACCAGATGTCGTTGGCGAAGCCGCTCATGGCCTGCACATAGATCGGCCAGCCGTAGCCGTGCGGCGTCCAGACGGGGAAGGTGCGGGCAAATTCGTGGATCATACGAAAAAGATTTGCCGGGGACGGTGAGCGCTCACCTTTTCAGCGTGGGGCGTTCGGGAGTCTAGGGTGCTCATGCACCGCCCATCCCGCCAGTAGCCTAGTCTGCCATTAAGGTAGAGGAAGGTCGTTCTGGCCGAAATTTTGTCACGCTGCCCGGACAAAGTGGAGCTACGGCTCAGGTCGCTCATCCCCATGATGCGAACCCGCCGGAACGCTTTACTCACATTGATGCCCTCAATGACCGCAGCTAGGTGGAGCCGAGTGATCAGCTCGCATCTGGACGCGGACGGAACACCATACGGTGCCCGACCGATCGACACTCCACCAAAGTAATAGGCAGCAGGCTCCGCTTTTATGATGTTACGGAACGGGTGGTTATGAATCTCCGACGCCAAATCCACGGACGAGTGCCCGGTTTTCGCCGCATCAATACCCACTATGTTGTCTGCTGCTAAAAAATTCATTTGCTCTTGCGCTTGCGCATTTCGGCGCACATTGCTTGCGTCTTCTTCTTCACTTCTTCTGCGTAAAGTTGCTGCCGCTTGCTCTTGAGCAAGGTGATCGTCTTGTCGATTTCTTCGATCTCGGGTGTCATAATTTTGTATTTCTCCATAAAAACGTCAGGGGCGAACGGTGATTTGCCACAAGCCGACTTGGGCGATGGCGTAGCCGAGCCAGATAAGCCCGTGCCAATAGCGGTGCTGGATTAGCCCGAGGTCGATGGCGACGGCGAAGTAGGCGAGACCGACAAGGGCGATAAGGACGGCGCTGGTCATTCGTTGGCCTCCGATAAGCGCTTGAACTCTTTGACGGCGTCTTTTTCGGCCGTGAACCCATCGTCTTCTTGGAGGTTCGGCGCGAAATAGCAAAGGGCGGCGTGGAGTCCTTCGGCGCACTTGCGCCATTGCCGGCAGAGCTTGTCCAGAGAGCCATTGCTTTCGCTACCAAGGCGCTTGGTAGCTTCTTCAAACAAGTATTGCTGGATATACGCGCCTACCTCTTCGTCGTGCGTCTCAACGTGTGTAAGAAAGGCGGCGACGACATGGTAAAGCTCATGCACCAAAAGCCCGTAGCAGCTTTTGTCGGGCTGCGCGTCGAGCCAGATGTAGGCCCATGATCCGTCGCAAAAGGCCCATCCGCTGGCGCTATCGTCGGGTTCGTTCTCGGGGGCTGCCGGGTCCAGCGAGATATACTTGGCGCATTGGCGCAGCGCCGCCGCTTGGCTGCCGCCAACTTGGAAGTGGACGTGCAAGCCAAATGTCTTTTCTTTAACAATGAAGCGGCGGGCTGGCATCGGGGGGAAGGTCAGGATTGGGGCTTCTTGCGCGCAAGACGGCACGCGATTTCCCGCATGATGCGGACCGGAATGCACGGGCGGTCGCCTTTGTATTCAAAGACGCGCCAGCCATGTGGCCGGCTGGGATTAACTACGACCCAATGAGGAATCATGCGGCCTCCTTCAATGTGCTAAACGCCGGTTGCCGCGGGTCGTAGCCTTTGACGTGACGCCAGAGGACACACGCGGCTTTGAATGCTTCCCAATGCGGCACAAGGCTGTCGTGCTTGTAGGGTTCGACGCGGCCGACTTCGGTGGTGCTGATGTAAACGTTGTAGCCGTGGACGGTGTGCAGGGCGTCTTCGCCCCACTTGGCCACGGCATAGGCGGCGAGCTGCATGCCCTGGGTGTCGTAGGGGCCGACCTTCTGGTTGGGCTTGGTCTTGCGGGTCTTGTAGTCGATGACGAGGCGGTTGCCGTCTTTGTCGGTGCCCAAGGCGTCGCAGCGGCCGGCGTAGCCGTATTCGGTATTGACTAAGACCACTTCGATATCCGTGTAGGTGATTTTATGTTTCTTTTTCCACGCCACGACTGGGCGGACGTAGTCCCACATATCCTCGGGAACCGCGCTCGGGCCTTCCATGAGTAGCTTTTCCAAGGCGTCGTGAACCTTGCTGCCGAGATCGCTGGCGGCGATGACGGGGGCTTTGCTGGCGCCAATGACACGCTCGCAGAAATACTCCACGGTTTCGTCGGTTTGAGGGGGGGAGTTGAAGGCGGCTATCGCTACTTGTGTGGCCTTCCAGTTGAGGAGGGCCGGCTTGTCGAGAATGCTGGTGTAGCCGGTGACGGACGGCAGGAGCATGAGCTTCTTGGCGTCGGCCAATGTGGTGTCTTTGAGTCCGCTGCCGTCTTTCTTGGGAAGCTGGTGGCAGGGCGTGCCATCGGGCTTATACCAGTGGCCGCCATCGACGGATTTTGCTTCGGATAAAATTGCCATAACTTTGGGTGGGTGGGGGGCGGGGAGCCAGCGGTCGGCCGACTCCCCGCTGTGGGGTTAGTTGGGCGAAGATTGACGGCGGCGATGCCAAATCCACAGGCCGCGATTGTTTTGCGACAGGCGCACTTCTTTCTTCGCGTTGTAGGCGTCGTTGATGAAGCTATCCATCATCGGCTCCTCCTCTTTGCTGAATGGACCGGCGAGGCATTTGAAGCCCTCGCTGGCCAACTCGGGATTTCGTAGGACCATAATCAGAACGGAATGTCTTGGCCGTTGTTGTCTTCCCCGCCGAACTCGGAAACCTTGGGAACCTTGCCGAGCAATTCGTCCATGACTTCGGCAATCGTGCCGATGTTCATGTAGATTTTGTCGCCACGGTCGTCTTCGACCACGCTGATCTGCGCGGCTTTGCCCTTGAGCGTTGCGGTGTCAAAGCCGGCTTTTGGGGCTTCGCCCGTCCAGCTCACCAAGAAAGCGCGAAGGGCGCTATTCTCATGGTTGCTGATCTTCATGGGCTTGCTGGCGATCTTGCGCAGCGAGCCGTCCTTGGCCTTCACGCCAAAGATGAAACGGGTGAGGTTGACGGTCTCCATCTCGTCGCTGTCGTATTTGCGGCGAGTGACGTTGTATTCATCCACCACGTCCGTGCAGACGGCGAGGTAGGTGCCTTTGGCCGGCGGCTCGCCAAGGTTGGAGAGGGCCGATGTTTTGTTTTCAGGGATTTTAGCCATTGTGTTATTTTGTGTTTTTTTGTGTTGTTGTTGTGTTTGTTACTACTCTAAAAAAGCGGAATTACGGATGAGCAAGAGGTCGTCTTCGGCATCGCGGATGGCGACCCATCGGCAGTCGTTGCGGCGGTGATAGACGGTGGGGATCTGTTTTTCCCCGGCATCGCGGCGGGCCTGATCAAGCCAGTCGTAAAGATTTCCTTTCTCGCAGCGTTTCACTTCGATGTGGAAACGGTGGAGGCTTTCGCAGACGACATCAGGACTATCGTTGCCGCCGCTGAATTGCTGTCCCCGGCGGGCGGCAAACCCTCGGGCGGTGAGGAACTTGGCAAATTCCAGTTCCCCGCGTTTTCCTTTTTGGCGGCTGTTCATTGGCGATCCTCTTTCAAGTCGCGGAAATCTTCTTCCACGCCGCGCGGCAACGGAGCTTGCAGGCGGGCCAAGGCCATAAGGCGTGTGGCAAATTCTTCCCATGCGTCGCGTTGATCCATAACGCGGTGGCATTCACTCATTTGCGCACGGTAAAGCAGTTCGTATTTTTCGGGCGTGATTGGGCGTGGCGTGTCGATTGTGGCGCTCATTCGTTTAGCAAGGTGTTGATTTCGTGGAGATTGGGCTGCGTGCTGTATTCCTGCACCGGCTCGTCGGTCATGCTGGCAATGCGCGCACTGTCAAAGCGCGTGAACTCTGGATGCCAGACCAGCGGGAGCATCCCCGTCTTGCCTTCGCGGTGCTTGGCCAGCGTCCATTCGGCATCCTGTGGCTCGCCGGTCATGTCGCCGCTCTCGTAGTAGCTGCCACGAAAGATGAGCGTCACGATGTCGGGGTCTTGCTCCAAGCTGCCGCTCTCGCGCAAATCGGCGAGTTTCGGGCGGTTGTCGCCGCGCATTTCGGCCTGACGGTTAAGCTGGGCCGCAGCGATCACCGGAATATCCAGCTCCATGGCCATGGCTTTGAGGCCACGGCTGACTTCGCCCACGGCGGCTTCGCGGTTCTTGGCTGTTGCGCCAGGGGCGCGCACAAGTTGCGCGTAATCGACCATGATGCACTTGATGCCGTTCTTGCGGACTTCGCGGCGGACCTTGGCGCGCAACTCGCTGATCGTCGGCGCCTCCAAGGCGTGAATAAATAGCGGCTCGCCGGCCAGCTTCATACCCTCGATGCCAAGTCGCTTCTGTTCGTCTTTGCCGACCGTGCCGGTGCGCAGTCGCGTAGAGGAAACCCGCGCCCGCGCACAGATAATGCGCTGCATCAAATTGCTGTCGCGCATCTCCAAGCTGTAAAACAACACTGGCGTGCCGCGGGCCACCATACGGTCGGCGATGTTGAGCAGCAGGGCGCTCTTGCCCATGGCGGGTCGGCCGGCAATAAGCATCAACTGCCCGCCGCGCAAGCCGCCAGTCATGTGGTCAAAGTCGCGGAATCCGGTCGCCACACCACGCGGACGCCCCTTGTTGGCAATGGCCTCTTCCATCTCGGCCAACACGCCATGAATCATCTCGCTGCTGGCGCGGGCGGCATCGTTCTTGCCGCTCATATCGACGGACAAAATGCTTTCTCCCGCCACTGCCAAGGCTTCCTCGGCATCGGCGGCCAAGTCTTTCGCCGCCGTCGTCATGCGCGCAGCTGCCTCGATAATCCGGCGACGAGCCATAAACCCGCGCAAGATTTCAATGTGGTAGGTCAAGTCCCTCGCACCGCCGGTCGAATACATTTCGGTAAGAGCACCGGGGCCGCCGACGTGATCGAGCTTGCCGATCTTGTCCAAATGCGATGTGACGGTGAGCAGGTCCGGCGTGCCTCCCGTAGCGCGAATGGTGCGGATGGCGGCGAGCACGTCTTGGTGCGCCGGCGTGAAAAAATAATCGGCAGACAACTCGCTCCACTCGTCGGACAAATCGGCGTGCAGCATCAGGCTGCCGAGGACATACGCTTCCGCCGAGGCGTCGTGGGGTATGGCGTTTTTCTTCATCACAGCACGGGGGTGTTGTTGTCGTCTCCGCCGAAGGCAAACCACGCGATGAGTGCGAGCAGAACAAGCAACGCAACGTAGGTAAAAATGATGGTGAGGTTCATAACTGTGTGACGTTGTATTACAAACGTGCCCTATGTGTCAACAGGTTTTTGCAAAAAAGTTTTTCGGTTCCGGCGACGCTCCCAAAAGCGGGCAATCGCACGGTCTAATTCGCGCAACTCCTGTGCGCTCGGCAACGTCGGTTCGGCTTCCTCGACGCGGTAGTGCAGCACTTCGCCGTTCATGCGCTTGGCGCCTTTGTCAAAGTATTGGCTAAGTTGGCGGCCAGACATCATAGCGGCCACTTTCTAAGGTGCCCAAAGTCCCGCGGTTCTGTCACCTCCGCAGCGTTGCCGCACACGTCGCATTTGCCAAAATGGTAGGTGGCTCCGTAGGGATTGCCCTCGGGTCGTTTTCCATAGGCGCGTCCGCATGGCGCGCAAATCCAGTCGGGATATGGCGAATTAACTAATGTCAATTTTTTGATTTTATTGGCGTTAGTTAATCCAAAAATAGCCTCGTAGTTGGCACGATATATGCGGCCATTCACCGGCCTTGGCGTGTCGCCCTTTCCTGCACTCATTTCGCCGCCTCCTTTAGTTTGTGGTAGCTGCTTAAAACAAACTCCGCATAATCAGGAAGGTCGCCTCCGCCCAATTCCTTGAGTGCGACAACTAGCATGTCCGCACACTCGCGCCATTCGTCGCGCTCTCGGCAGGCGGTAATCCAGTGACCTTTTAATATGCTGTTTTTAATCGTTTCTTGAGCCGCGTCGTATTCTGCTCTCTTGCATTGCTCCAGCGCCTCGTCGCGCTCACGCGCCTTGCTACCTACGGCCTTTTTCAAACGCTTTTTTTTGAAAAGATGCGGGGTGGCTTCTTCGCGCGCCTTTCTTCCGCAGGGGTAGCACCTTGTTTCTCCGTTATATCTTTCCCAGTCGTAAGAAAGAGTGTTGCATCTTTCGCATCGTTTTCGTCTTGTTGTCATATTAGTTACCGCAGAACATCAGCGACAAAGAAAGCGTCTGGCTGATACCCTCGTCCCAACTTTAAAATAAGAACGTCAGCGATTGCCCGCAGCCCACTAGGTCTTAAAGCTGCATCCGTTTCGGGTGTGTCACTCATTTCGCGGCCTCCTTGAATCGTTTGTGCCGCCCCCAAAGCTCAATGTAAAATCGTCGCCAATCTTTTGCTGCGGACTTCCATCGTGCGCTTGCCCTCCGCGCCTCGTCGCGTTCGCTCTCCAGTTCTTCGATACAATCGGCTTGGCGAAATGTTATCGTCCTTTCTTCGTCCCGCTCGCGCTCTGCCGTGCTCCAACACAGCAACGCTTCGACGTGCAAATTGGCCAACTCACGCAGCGTGCTCGCCCCGCCGGCCAATACCAGCGCTTCATCGCGCTCTCGACGGAGTTCATCCCGCTCGCGCTCCAGCTTGCGGGCAAATTCAGCGCTCACTTTTCCCGTGCTAACTTCAAAACGTTTTTTCAGTTTACTGATAGACGTAAACGTCGTTACTTGGGCATCAGTCTCTGGTGTGTCGCTCATTTTGTTTCCTCGGTAAAATTGTCGTCGCTAAACATCGGGCTGCCGCGCTCGTCCAAAAATGGAAAGTGGTGCAACGCCTCGCTCGCCCGCCGCTTCAGCTCGCCGATGGTCTTTGGGCGCTTCTGCGGGTTCAGCAGGTCCCCCAAAAGGTCGCGGCTTTTGCGCAAGGCGCGGTATTCCTCGTATCGCAAGCTCATGTGAAGTTCTCCAGAAGTGACCAGTTCCCCGGCGACCGATGGCGGGTGGGGTTGTAGCGGATGCGCTTGCGGCCCTTGAGGTCGGGCAATGTCCACAAGACAAAATCGTGAATGTCGGGCAGATAGGCGGCCAAGATGTCGAATGACCCCTCCGCGTAGGCAACCTTGCTGCTGCTGCCGTGGCCGACATTGAGCGTGTAGTCATTGCGGGTGTCCCGCAACGCCCTTTTCACCTGAACACTAACGGGGCGACCTGGCGCCTTAAAAATCCACGCATCGACCGAACTGCTGTGCCCCATGGGAATAAGCACCTGCCAACCGCGCGCCCCCGCCTCGGCGCAAAATAACAACTCGGCATGAGTGCCTTTTTCGCAACTGGTGCCGGCGATCATTCTCCCACCGCCTCACGGATAGCCTTCAGCTCTTGCATGAAGGCGGAATTGTTCTGCGAAGGTAGCGAGACGATCTTGCCGGTGGTCGGACGCTGCGACGGTGCTTCGGGCAGGAATACGCCCTGCCAGCCGTTCTTGATGCTGCGAGACAGGCAATCTACGGCGACATCCTCGCTGACCGAGGCGAGGTCTTTGAGGATCAAGCGGGCGGAGATGGGAGTGAGCTTGCGCTTCAGCTCACGGCGGTGCTGGCAAAACTCGCCCCAAACGTGGGCCAAGCGCGGACCATGGGGAAGGGGAATCCCTTCGGGATTAAAGACAGAGGGTGGGTTAGGGGATTTGTTTTGCTTTAGCTTATGGTGAGATATTGTGTTATCTGTTGCTGATTGCTGTAAGCGAGGCGAAGCCGAGCGTTTATTTATTGTATTGTTTAGTATTGTTGTGTGCTCAGATTGAGCACATGATGTGCTCAAATTGAGCACATGCTCAGATTGAGCACATGCTATTTTTGGGAGAAGCCAATCACTTGCAGCCTTGTGTGATGAAGCCGTGCCAAACTCTCCCGGCTCAAGCTGTTTGACCTCGCCGGCCTCCTCTAGCTCCCGCAGTGCGCGGGTCACTGTGGCTAATCCCAGCCTTGTCTTCTTGGCCAGCCCCCGATAAGAGGCAAAGCAAACACCCTTTTCGTTGGCGTAATCAGCCAATGCCAGCAGCACCAGCCTTGCCGACCCTGTCGAGGCGCTTTCCTCCCACACCCAGTTAGTTGCTTTGGCGCTCATCAGTTCCTCCTTGCGTCTCTTGGCCCCGGTTGGTGCGCAAACACTGGCCACGGTCCGACCAATGTTCCGCTAAAAATCACTGTAAGTCGTTCATGCGGACGCCACTTATGGCGGTTCTTTACCATGCAAAGGCAATCTCCCTCGTAATCCTCTACTCTGATCCACATGCGGTTGGCGTTTTCGGCCTGTCCTCTGTTGACCTCCCGCACCGACACGGATGCCGCGTATTCTTTGTATTTCTCGAAACCAGCCACCGTATCGACTTTGGCTGTCTCATGGCTGTCTAGCGGCGGCGGCGTCTCTGAGGGGCCTTCTGGCGCAAATGCGGGGGCGTCTGGCGTCTGGTCGTAAGAAGAATTTGCGTCAGTGGGCGCAGATTCTAGTGTTTTGCTCAGTCGTTTGAGGCGCTTAATGAAGTTGTTGGACATAATTACAGGGTGGGGCGGGTGGGGTTAAGGGTGGGATGGGTCACGTTTTATGAAAAATTTCGTCATCGCTTAACGAATCGGGTAGTGATGGGTTAGAAAACCGGCGAACCCCCTCCCCCCCGGTCTTGGTAGGGGGTGGGGGTGGCAAAAATTGGGGGGCGGCTGGCTCAAAAACTGGCACACCATCGACACCAACAGAGACGGAACAGTCAGAAACAGGCGGTTGTTCACCGCTTGGGGCCGCGAGGCGCGGGGCTTGTGTTATGCTGTGCCCTTTTGTGTCACGGCTTCGGCCAGCAATACCGGTTGCCAGGGGCGCCGACTCAACAACCACACCGTCCACAACATCCAGCCACTCATCAGCGCTCGGAGCCTGGACATGCTCAATGCGCTGGGTGGCGCCACCGGCAAGCAGCTCCGCCTTCTCGGTAGCGATAGCGGAAAGAACTGATAGCGCCTGATCTTTCATTTCCGGCAAGCGGTCCACAAGTTGCGCCGTCCCCAAAGCTGCAAGGGTTCTCCAATTCTTGGCCGTGATGTCGCGGGCCGCGTCGAGCAAGTCGGGGCGGTTGCGAATCAAACCGGCTACCGAATGGTAAGATACGCCAAGTTCTGACGCGATGCGTGTAACGGGCACGCCTGCAACGTGCATCCGCGCGATTGCCTCTTGCTTCTCTTCGGGGATGCAAAGGCCGGTTGACCCGTTGTTCACGCGGACCGGCTGGGGCGGGGTAGTGGGGGCGTCAACCGCTGGCGTTGCCGGAACCTTGGCAACCTTCCGCGGTCGTGCTGTCGCGGTCTTAGGCATTAAGCAGCGGCGCGATTGTTTGCGCCGGGAACCGGCTGGAGGTTGGCACTGTGGAAGCGCGCAAGCTCCGTGCTGCTAATCAATGTCGTGCGAAGCGTCGGGCGGGAAACGCGAATTTTCCCAGCGTTGATCCAGCGGCAAAGCGTAGTTCGCCCAATGTTGAGACGTTCGCAAACTTCCTTAGGTCGTAGGTATTCCGTCATGATGTGTTGCGTTGTATTACAAGCGTGCCATGCTGTCAAGCGCTTGATGGGGTGAACACCCTAAGCGATTTAATTTGCGGGGTGTCCGGCTGTGTGCTCTTGTCAATTCGTTATGAAACGAAACCCTGTCAGAGTGCGCACGCGTGACGAGTTAGACACCATCGTTCATCTGCGCGTTAATCGTGAAATGAAGAAGCAAGTCATCCACGCCGCACGCGAGACCGGCGCAGTTGTGGCGGACATTTATCGTGCTGCCTTTTCGTGGTGGCTTGAATGTTTTCACGCTGCGGGCGGCCGCGTGCTGTCTGACCTTGAAGAACGGGCTGCGCTTGATAGTATAAAAAAAGTATCAATGCGGCTTCACGAAGCGGCGGGCGAATACAACGCAAAACCGGCAACACAGTCCCCAAGCAAACGCGCACGCGGGGCGGCTTGAGCGTGCCCGAAAACGAACTGAACGAGCGTTTGATTTTATTCCCCGAACCGCCTGAAAAATAAATTTTCACAAACATGAAAAAAATTCTTGCACTATGTGCCACGTTGTAGCACAATGACCACGTTATGAGACACACAAACAACCCAAACGGGCGCGGGGATTCCGCCGCGCTGCTCGAAACCCTCGGCGAAATCCTCGCCGTTCTCCTAATCTTCGCCTGCGGCGCTTTGCTGCTGGCTTTGTAACACAAAAGCACACACAAACAACACACAAGGAGACACACAATGACAACGGATAAAAAGCAATCCGCCACAATAACGGCGGACCATCAATGCAAGTTCACCACAAGCCACCGCAAAGAGGGCAAGTGCTTTCTTGAGGTCTTGCAAATCATAACTATGGACACGGACAGCAAGCGGCCAGACCGCCGCGCGCATGTTCCTGTTGAGTTGAGGTTATACGGGACCGGCCGCATGAACTATGCGTGCCTGTGGATCAATCATAACGGCACGCACGCACACGCCAGCGGAAGCGCGGGCGGGGGCGGCTATCACCGGCCAAGCGCGGCAGCACAGGAGGCAATCAGCAATGCGGGCATCCGCCTAGCGTTCCCGATTGGTGGAGTGGGCAGCAATGCCATTGAGGAAGCGCTTTGCGCCATTGCTGACGCTCTAGGCGTGAAAGATTACGCGCTGACACGCGCGCACGCATAACGGAGGCGCACACAATGACAACACAAGCAACACACACGCCGGGACCATGGGAAATCGGCAGCATTAACAAGAGGGACAAAAACCTATGGTGGGCCGCTGTCTTCACTCCCAAAAACACCGGCAAGTTTCACACGCCGAGAGCGGGCGAAGCGTTAGGCGTTGACCGCGAAGAATGCGAGGGGAACGCGCGCCTAATCGCGTCCGCGCCGGAACTGTTGGAGGCGTTGCGGGCGATGGTCGCGCGCGGGCCATTCATGGATCAACGCGCCACGGCCGAAGGGCTGGCAAATTGTGAGGCGTTAGCGAAAGCGCGCCACGCGATCAGACAAGCGGAGGGCGAACAATGACAACGGCAGACCGCACCCGCAAAGCGGGCCGCGTCTTGTGCGACTATTCGCCAGGAGAGACGGCCAGAACCGGCCTTGTTGATCTGCTGGCGGATAGCTTGCACATATTCGGAGAGGAACAAATCAGGCAGGCGCTTGACTCTGCCCTTGCACACTACAAGTCGGAAAGGGGCGCACAATGAAAACCTACTGGGCCACCTTCAACCGTTTCGAGTTCCAACTCTCGGGCGATTGTGTCGCCGATTGTCACCATCAAGGCGCCTGTGATGCTGGCGTTGAGCATTGGCAGGGGCGGGTTGACCTGTCCGACATCCCCGACGAGGCGCTTGCGGCCGAACTTGGCGAATATGGCGCATGGTCTGCCGAGGAATTGGCAGACCGGCAAGCTAACGATCGGCGCATACTGTGGATTGCGGCCGGGGACATACAAGACAGCAAAGAATGGGAGGCAGCATGAACCCCGACCGTCTTCTGTTCGCCTTGGTCACAGTCCGCGCCCATCTGCGCGCACTATTCGACACCGACCCGCAAGCGGCCGAAAGGTTCGCCGGTGTGTTTGCCGTGGTCGATCAAGCCATAAACGAAGCAACCGAGGAGGCCGACCAATGAGCACCGGCCGCCCGACTGTTACAGAATACCACGGAGACCGGCCGCTTATTTGCTGGCCGATCTACTGGCAAGCGCTGGCTGCGAAGCGCGCCAAGTTGCCCTGGTGGGCAGTGATGGCCGCCAAGGTCAGAGAATGGCTAACAACAAACAGAAAGGAGACCAATGACGCTTGAGTTTGCAGAGGCCGACATCCTTGCGTGGTTTCTTAATGAACGCCGCAAGGAGTTCATTAAATGCGCTCAAGGGTTCGACGATTACAGCGACCTTGAGGCGGAATACATGCTTGAAGACATCCGGCAAAAGGTTGTGGAGGAAATGTTTCGCAGCATGTAGCGCGCATGAGTTCCGCATCTGTCCACGGTTCGCCGTGGGCAGCACGGAGAGCAAAACGCAATCCCGGCCAGTGATGGCCGCCAAACACATACAAAGGAGACACATAACATGACAACACAACACACACCGGGGCCATGGTATTCACAGCCAACGGCCGGACACGAAACACACGGACAAAGCGCGATTGCCTCTGAGGCAACCGGCAAGACCGTGGCCCTTGCCTATGATGGCGAGGCAGACGCGCGCCTGCTGGCCGCCGCGCCTGAGTTGTTAGAGGCGCTAAACAACTTGGCCGGGGGCCTTGTTGACTACATGAACGACGACGAGGCCGAGCTGCCGGACGTTACCGAGGCAATCGAGCTAATCGCCAAAATAACCAACGAGCCAGTGATGGCCGCTTGAAGCACAGAAAGGAGACACAATGAAACCCACATATTGCAGGAACATCGACGCGCAAAACATCAAAGAAGATTTTGCAAAGGCTCCGTTTAATCTTCACACCATGCGCGCGCGCCGAAAAGTTGAACGCCACCGAGGATGCTCTTATGTTTCAGAAGTTGCCCGCATCTTGCGGGCGGGAGACGGAGAGCCGGAGTCTAGCGATATCGCGCCCTATTCCTTCCTTGCTTATTGCGCGAACGAGGTTCACCAGCGCTACTTGCAGCGCAAAGAACACCGCCGCCTCGTTAGCTTGGGGTGGAACAAGGGGTGCGACGAGTCAATGGTCGGCAAGAAGGCCATTGCTCTAATCAATGGCCAAGAAAAGAAAGGCCGCATTGTTAGAGAGGTTATCGGCGTCTGTTTCTTGCCGGCCCGGCACAGGAGAAGGGGATACAATGCAGAAAAGCTATATCTGATGGCCGCTTGACGCCCGACACCGGCCTTTGTCCAATGGGGGCAGAGGCCGGAACGGACGGCAAACATGCTGACCCGGTGATGGCCGCACCATCTATACAAAGGAGACACATGAAAAACGACACAACAGTCATGCTATGGAAGGCCGAAGACGGCCAATGGTATTTGTCCACATGGAGGGGCGACACAATCCCCACCAAGGCATTTGCCACACAAGCCAAGGCCAGAGAACACGCCAAGGCAAAGCGCTGGAAGGTTAGGCGCATGCCGGAATGCGATAGTTGGAGCTATGAGCCGGTCAAAGTGGCCGATCCGTCGAGCAAACAAGAGACGCTGGCCGTCCTGCAACGATTGGCAGAGTTCGCCGAGGGGTCGCGTGACGCCGCGCCAGAGCAACTAGACAACCCGAAGTTTAACGAATGGCTAGGCCGCGCCCGCGCTGTGATTGCAGCGCTGGAGAAGTGATGGCCGCTGCACCCAAGAAACGGAAGACCGCGCGCAAGCCCGCCAAGGGCAGGGCGCCGGAAACGAAGGCCGACAAGCTAAAGAGACTCATCATCGAGAAGGGTGGCATCAATAAGGATTGGGCCAAAAAACACCTTATCGTGATATAGCGCCGCAGCTCACAAGGGAGGGGGCAAATCGCCCTCTCCCTTTCGCCGGACCAATTTCGTGACGCCACGAAAATGGCCGGCAAGTGATGGCCGCCATACCCACCGAAAGCACAAATCTTGACACCACTTGTAACACGACGTATCACAAAAGATATTTTACAGAGTAAAACAAACGCCCTCGATTTTTCGTCTCACGATTATGAGCCGCCTGCTCTAACCGTTGAGCTACACCCCCAAAGTAAGGTTTTCTCTGTATATTGATCTTTTATGTGCCACATTAAACCACAAGAACCCATGGTGGTGCTAATCAAAAGTTGACACCATTTTGACACCACCCCATATTGAGGCGTTATGAATACCGAATCCTTCCGAGTTGAAGTCCCGAAGTTTGGCGTGAGAGGCACTTGCTTTTGGCGGCGGGACCATTGGTGGCTGCGCTTCACGGCAGATAAAATGCTGAAGCGGGTAAGCCTCAAGACGACCGAAGCCAAAGTTGCAAAAGCGAAAGCCATTTCCTACCTCACTATTCTTGGTGAGCAAGGTCTCGCCAAGCTCAAAGAGGCTGCATCCCTGCGCGATACGGCCCCGACCATTGGCCAGATCATCGAGCATTACGAGAAGGTGACGGACTGCATGACACACAAGAAGAACTCAAACGCCCTGCTCCGAGTCATCGCCAGGGCGAAGGGTTGGATCACCGAGGGCGAGCGCACCATGACCGCATCCGAGAAGGCCAAGGTGATGGCCGTCCGCGCCACCGAATTGACCGCCCAGCTTGCCGTGGACTATCAGCGGGCCGACAAGGTTGCCACCTACACCAAGGGAACCACGCTGGCCGGCGCCAAAGCCGTCTTTGCCCGCACAAAGGACTGGGTCGGCTTCCCGCTTCCCGACATCTCGGGCTTTCTCAATGCCTCCAAGGAGGCCAAGCAGAAATACAATCCCAACAGTTTTAAGCACATCCCCAAGGACATTCTTGCCGCCATGGAGCGGGAGAGCCGCGCCGATGAGACCCGCCGCCGTGCCTTCATCTGCTGCCGGTATCTTGGCATGACGCCGAAGGAGGTCAGTTTCGCCCGCAAGGGTTGGATCGAAGACCGCCCGCAAGGCAAGGCCATGTGTGTGCGCGAGCGTCCCGAGGAGGGTTTCTCCCTAAAGACAGGCGGGGCGCGCGAGCGGGATATTGTCATTGCACCATGGATGGCCGATGCCCTGCTCAAAGCCGACGACTACTTGATCCCGCTGCACACTCCGAACCTGCGCTATCAATACATCCTGCGCGTATTCAACCTCTGGCTGCGCACCCACATCCCCGACCGCAAGGGGGCGGCCTACGAATTGCGCAAGCAAGCAGGCTCCGATTGGCTGGAAGCCACCGGCCAGATCAGCCAAGTGCAACACCTTCTCGGGCACAGCACCCCGACCACAACAAGCCGATGGTATGCCACATGGCAGAAAGCCGTAGTCATGCCGGCGGCATTTCAACAGGAGCCAATAATATGAAACTGCTACCACTAACACTCGCCGCCGCCATGGTGATGGCTGCCACGGGCTGTGAAACAACGCAACAAAAAGCCGCAAGGATGGAGGCCAAAGGGCTAGTCCGCACGCAGGATGGCAAATGGGTGCCAAAGGGAACCCGCTTCTTTGGGTCCGGCCATCCTTGGGTCATGCCAGACGGCAAGCCGGCGACAATAGCGTTTGATCCGACCGTCTTTAATCAAGCCATGGCGCAAAACTTTGCACCGCCACCGGCTCCAGTTATTGTCACTGGCACAGGAGGCAGCGGCGTAACCATGGCCAGCCAAGTGGGGAACACCACCATCGTCTCGCAGTTCGGCGGCAATAACCGCCCCATGTTCCCCGCAGCGCCGCCGATTATCGACACTCGCAGCCAACCGATTTACTATACAGAGCCAATCCAGCAGCCATGACTTTGTCCAAGTGTGTCTCCTAGCCACAAGGACGAGTCCCGCGAGTGCGGGGCTGGGCCGTCTCGGGCAACCGGGGCGGCCCTAATTCTTTAGCGCGGGGGCATCGACTGCCCGAGGGGAGAGTTGACCAGGTTGTTGCGCATCACCCGCTGGCGGCGGGTCAGCCGGCGGATGTCGTGGCCGAAGAGGGCGGACTTGGTGGCGGCGTCCACATCCTCAATGTCTTGGGCGAGGATGCGCACCTTCTCGGTGTCCGGCAGCCGCGCGTAGCGGGGGCTGGCCATGCGCCATTGCATCATGCTCATGGTGTAGTTGCCCAAGTAATACTGGTAGGCGCTGATCTGCTCGTTGCTTAATTGGATCGACTCGCCGTTGATCGTGGCCGTGCGCTTCACTTGGCGGGGGATCTGCCGCTCTTCGCCGGTGGATTCCATGAGCCGCGTTACCTCGTTGAGCACAGGGTTGGTGCGCACGCGGCTGGTCATGGCGGGGTTGGTCAGCACGTTGAAAAAGCTGTTGCTGCCGTATTGGTAGCGATCAATGGCCTGCCCCATGATGTCCATGCGCGGCGGGAATTGGTCGGCCACACCGGGGGTGTTGGCGGCGATCTGGTTGAAGGCACGGAACACCCCTTCGCCCGAGCGGGTCTCTCGCACCGTGTTGTCCATGAGCTGGTTGGCCTGCCGCACAAGCTGCGGGACAAACATGGAGGGCATGCCGGCGATGGTGCCATAGGCCGCGGTGACAAAATCGCTGTATCCCCACGTTCTGGCAAAGGACGACAACCCCGAGAGCAATGGCAATTCCTCCAGCGACTTCGCTCCAGCGGCCAAACTAATCGCCACCATATTGGCCTTGCCCGCCAGCCCCTTCTTCACGCCTTCGCGGCTGTTTTGCTCTACCTGTTTAGCCAGCTCGGCTCCCGCGGCGAACGTGATAGCGACCGGCTGCGCCCAGTCGTAGGACATAATGAGGTCGCCGTCTTGTGGTGTCTGCCGCTCAAAGAAGTTGCCGCTGCCCAGCATACGCTTGAGCGCTGAGGCATTGATACGGTAGGCTCCCATGCCAGAAGCCCTCCGCATTGCCTCCAAGTCATCGTCCTCCTCGCGGCTGGCCGTGATGACGCCCACGGAGTATAGCCAGTAACCGCCAGCGTAAAACATGCCGCTGCCCACCATGGCCCGAGACAATGCCTTGTTGAAGTCCTCTTGGCGGAATTGTCCACCGACTCGTCCGCCGCTGGCCTTGAATAGCACCGGGCGCATTGCCTCATAGAGCGCCGTGACCAGCCCCAGCGGCGACATCTCGATAATGCCGCGCAGCGAAAGCGATCCCGGCACTTGCGTAAAGGCCATCAGTCCCGTGCCCAACCCAAATTGATCTGTCTTGCCGAACGTGGCCAAACGATTGAGTGCCTGTCGGATCTTGTTGGCGTTCTTACTGAGAACGTTGGGGTTCTGGTAAATGGCATACATGGCGTCAGCGTAGGCTGCCTCCACATCTTCCGGTGTCGGTTGGCCGGTCCACTCGCCGTTCTTCTTGGCCGCCGCCTCGCGCCGTGCCAGAGACGCGCGAAAGGCCGACATCCAGAACGCACGGTCGCCGCCGCCCAAAGCAATGGACAGTGCGCCCTCCCACATCTGCATGAATTTGTTGCTAAAGATCCTCCGGCCGACTTCCTTGGCATCGACAATGTCGAACTTGTTTTGCGTGGTCAGCTTGGCCAGCACGCGCAAATGCTCAACACCCGCCCCGAGGTTTTCCATAAAGTTGGCGCTGGGGTTTTGCTGCGCGTTCCACTTGTAGCCCTTGATAACATCTTGCACCGGCGTCAGCAGGGCCTTGATTCTGGTGCCGACATACACGCCGGCCGTGGTTCGTTTGCCGGTAAAAACGCTGGCGATAGGGTCGAAGACCATGCTGATGGCGCTGTCGATCCCAATGTCTGTCAGCCATTGAATCTGGTTGCCGCCCAAGTTTCTGATCCACGTCTTGGGGGCGAACAGCATGGAGAGGTAGCTCACCGCGCGCAGCTTCACCCAGAAGTCGGCGGGGATTAGTCCGTGAACCTCCTCAAAGATTCTGGCGCCCGTTACCAAGGCAATGTCGTCGTCGGTGGCCGCCTTGTATTGGCGGGTCAAGTTCTCCAACTTGGTTCGCAGCTCGGGCGTCAATGCCGGCACGCCGGCAAGCTGGGCAAGGGCACCAATAAAATCTTGGTCACTGACCTTCCCGTCCTTGAGTTGCGCCATCAACTTATCAAACGTCACCCGCCCCTTGCCCGAGGCCGGCCGGCGGTTGGCGGCGGCGGCTTTGCGCGCATCCTCCAGCACCTTGTAAAAACGGTTGGTGATGGCCGTGGCTAGTGCCGTGGCTTCGCTCTGGCTGATGCCGCTGTCCACTAGGATCTGCGTGATCTGCTTGGTCGCTTCGGCCTTGGTTGCTTGGCTCGTCAGCACCGAGCGGATGCTCACATTGGTCTGCTGCTTCTGCGTCTTGTCGGGGATGCGGCGTTTGAGTTTGTCTTGGATCTTCTCGCCGCCCTGCTCGCCCTTGATGATTGCGTCCTCGGCCGTGCGCTTACGGGTCGTGGCAATGTCCGTCTCCAGTTGGCGAATGCCATCCTGTGCTGTGCGGATCTGCTGCTGACGTTCCGGCGGCAGGCTCCCGATGTATTGCTCGATGGTCTGGTTAGCGTAGAAAACAATGCCATCCGGCGTGAGGCGCGACAGCATGGCAAGCGTGCTGATCGTCTGCCCCAAGCTGGTGGCGCGGCGGCTCATGGTGCGCACCACCGCAGCGGCGCGGGCATGCTGGCCGGTGGCAGAAAGGTTGGCCGTCAACTCCAAGCCAATACCAAAGTCTAGCGGGGTCGGCGTGGTCTCTTCGCTGTTCAGCTCCAAGATCCGCCGCTCGGCTGCTTCCACACCGTTCTCTGCCAGCCATGCCTTGGCATCCTCGGCTACCCCGCGCAAGGTGATCGGCACATACGGATCATTGCCCATCTGCGCGCGGGTCTCAGCATCCAGCCCCGGCGCCTGTGCCGCCTTCTGCTCAAACTGCCGCGGCTTGGCCTTCGGCCGCACATCGCCCACCGCTCCGGTCGTGTCGCTGTAAGGACTGTCCTTGTAGGCTTGGACGATGCGGTCAAACGCCTGTTTCAAAAACGAAGCAATGCCCTGGCCAAACTCCTTGACCATCTGGCCGGCCCACTTGCCGAAGCTCATGCCGGCGCGGTAGATCGTCTTGCCGTATTCAAACAAGTCTTCGACGATGGAGAGGTCAATCGCGCCGCTTTGGGCGGTCATGTTTTTGATGCGGCGGCGGGACTTTTGGGCTGGTGAATCTTGGGGTTGCGTCCCCAAGTAAGCCTCAATGGACGGCTCTTGCGGAACCAAGTTCCTGCGGCGCCCCTCTTGGTAGACGGTGGCAGCATTGACGCGGACAACAGGGTCAATGTCTTGTCCCGCCTCCCTTGCCCGCATCATTGTGTCTGCGAAGACGGCGTAGCTCGTCATCACCTTCTCGTCTGACATTTTCTTGGCGTTAGCCTCAGTTACCACCACAGACCGCCCACGGGCATCCTTGACGGCCTTGGCTTGCGGCAAGTCTTCGGCGAAGGATGGAGTTGCCGCCGCCGCCGGTTGCGCTGCGGGCTGCTTGGCCGCCTGCTGCACCTTCGCCACAAAAGCATCCGAGTATCCGCTCTCCCCACGATCACCAAACTCGCTGCGGTCCTCCATCCGGTTGGCGCGGTATTCGGCAACAGCGTCGGTCAATGTGGTATCGCCGGTTTCTGCGGCATACGACTCGACCGCATCGGCCAATGCGCCCACGCTATCAATCTCGCCAGTGCCGTCATACTGTTCCCAGATGTCGGCGATGGGAGAGGCTTGGGCGGCCTTGCCCTTGGCCGTCTTGGGCGCGGGCTGCTTGGGCTTGGAGAAGTTGGCGACCATGCCTTCAAGTTGCTGGATCTTCTGGTCGTTATATCCGCCTTGCTCAAAGCCTTGCCAGAATCCTTGATCGGCAAACATGGGGTCCAGTTTCGCCAATTTAGCCTTCAGCTTTTGCGCTTTGGGCGGGACGCTTGTGGGCTTTGGGCTTTTCCCAAACACATGAAACTCTGTCGCCTGCTCCCCGCCCAAGTCAGTGCCCGAATCGTAGCGGATGCCCTCAAAGCCGCGCGCCTGCAAGACGGTCCTGGCTTCGGCGTCAAACTCTGGGGCGAAGGGTTCACTCTTTAGCTCAAGCTCGTCCTTCAGCGTGGGCTTGTCGGTGGCAGTGTAAAGGTTTTGCGGCAACGTGTCCGGCGTAGCCTCGTCAATGGTGCCCTCAGTGCCAGTCTGCGCGGCATAGTTCTCGGCCACCTCACGGCTCTCGGACCAGAACTGATCGCCGCTTGAGTAGTCAACGTCGGGCGATACGCCACGGAAAATCTTGCGGGGCGCAGCCGGCGGCTCCGTCACAATCGTCTCCCCCGGCATCTCGACAACCTCAAAGTCATCGGGGTTGATGGCGGGTTCGGCAGCAGGGGCAGCTTCCTCTGCGGGCGCGGCTGCCGTGGTCGCATCGCCAAAGACTTCTTCAACCACAACCGTCTCAGCGGCGGGTGGGGGAGTGAAGGGGGCGGGTTGGGGGGCGGCAGCGGGGGCGGGTTGCGCGGTAGCCGTGGCGGCAGGGGCACCGGCATTGGCGCCTGCTTGGGAAAGTTGACCGGCCCCGATCTCGATGAGTCCCGTGGGCAGCTCGGCCACACCTTCGGCCAAGATGCTGCGACCGCTGGTGATCTCGCCGCTTTGGGCAAGCTGACCGCTGGCCTCGCCGGCCGCACCCATAGCGCCTTGGGTGAAGGTCTCGGCCAGTCCTTGGCCAAGGCGGGTCATAGCCGAGGCCACCTTGCCGCCGCCGAACATACGTCCACCGATCACGGCGCTGGCACCATCGAACACGGCGACCGGCACGGCTTTGCGTTGGGCAAATTCGCGGGCGACTTGCATGCGCTGCGGATCTTGCAGGGCAACGGAGAGTGCCTGCGGATCATTGAGGGGAACACCCGCGCTCTCCAAAGATTCCAGCACCCCGCCAGCCATCTCCAGCGCATAGCTGGCAGCGCCGGCCGACTCGGCAAACCCTGCGCCCGCGCCGATGAATCCGCCGGGAACGGCGCCTATGCCAGCGACTGGGGCGCCCATGGCCGCACCGGCACCGAGGCCAATGGCCACGCGGTTCGGGGCCTTGTCGATCATCTGCCCCGCAAATGCCGAGAGCGATTCGCCCATGAGTTCGGCCAGCACCTTGACCGGGGCAGACTTGAAGGCGCTCCAGCTTTCCACCGGCTCCAGCTCATCATTCATTGTCGCCATGTATTCCGGCGACGGCGGCACGGCTTGCATGCGTTGCTGCAAAGCGGCGACCGCCTGCGGGTCGGGCATGGGTTTCTCCATCTCCCGCGCCATGAGGCTCAAAGACCACCCGCGCTCCAGCGCGTTGCCAACACCCTCCAATAGCCCCGTCTGCCCATCATCCACCAACTCAAAGTCAGCGGGATTGTAGGGAGAAGCGGAGCCTGCCGGTGTCTCGACAAGCTCAAAGTCTGCTGGGTTGTATGCCATTTACGGTCCTACGGGAACTGGCTGTCCGTTGACGATGCGATAGTTTTTGCCGTCACGTTTGCTGCGAATCACCGCGCCCTCGGGGAAGGGTGTGGGCGAGGGGGCGGGCGCCTGCACAGGCGCAGCGGTCGGCGCATTGGTCGCCACCATCCCTCCGCCAGCCAATGGCGCTGGGGACGGCATGCCTCCCATCATCGGGTCAGCGGCATAGCCCTGCAACTGCTGCCCTGTGCGCGGGTCAACAATCGGCACGGCATTAGTCGGGTTGGCCATAGTGAACATACCCTGCTGGGTGTTCTGCACCTTCGGTTCCACTACCATCGGTTCACCATTGGGCTTCATCAGCACGTCAATGACGCGGCCTTCCGAGTTGGTCAGCGACATGAATTGCGGAGGCGACTGAGGCTGCGCCATCGACTGGTCAATGCCCTTTTTGACGTAGTAGTCGTAAGCTTTTTTGTCCGACTCATGCTCTGCCTCGGAAACTTCAACGCCGACCCGCGCTCCAGGCGTGCGCTGTAGAACCACGCGCGCAAACGTGCGGAAGTCCATTAAGGAGTTGGTCATATCCATGGTGCTAGTAGGTAAAGGGCATGGCGCCACCACCACCGCCGGCGTTTGAACCCCATTTGTTTTTGTATTGATCCCAAGCCTGCGCCTGCGCAGCGGCAGACTGGCCAGCGTTGAAGGACTTAAACATGGGCGAAGCAATGGCCTCAAAAACAAACGGCCGGGTGGTGTCGTCGAGCTGGTTGTATTGATTGAGGAATCCCTTGGGCAGCGCGCCTGCATCGGCCATGGCCCCCACGGCGCTGTCCATACCTTTGAGCGCATTCTTTTTTTCCACGCTGCCGGCATACATTCCAGCAAGACCGACTAGCGCGCTGCCGATATTGTCCACCAGCTTCACATTGGCATCGGCGGTGGTTTGGGCCGCCATCACTCCATACTTGCCAAGGATCTGGCCGCTCTCGTCATTCACTCCTGGGTCAAATGCAAACATAGTTTTATTCCTCCTGTATTCCCGCCGCAGCCCGTGCTTCGAGGCACAGTGGTGAACCCGGCACGAAAGCGCGGCAGGCTGCCGGCCGGTGATTGTAAATAGAACACGACACGCCGCAGCCGACCTTGCCGGTCAGCGCCACGCATCTATGGTTCGTTGTCTTCATCAAAGGGTAGTCGGTGCGCAGCATCCATGGCGGGATGGCAGCAGCGTCGGAGCGGTCTCGTCGTAGGACGGGCCAGCTCCACTTGTGAGAGCAGCATGCCCCACACCGTTCACAGTCGAATCTTGCCACGTCGGGCGGAAGCCCTGCGCTTCCGATTGTAGGTCGATGTAGGGCGCCAGAGAGCTGATGTTGTTCGTCTCGCATGAGTTCTTAGGACAGTATACCGTCTCGCCCAAGTGCCGGTTGATGCAGTTCCAGCAGACCGGGTAGTAGTCGCTGTTGGCGCTCTTGTCCTTGCGGTGCCTCCAGACGCCGTCCGCCTTCTCGTAGCGGGTTTCGTCGTTCGGCACGCCGGCCGCCTCAAGGTAATTCCACACGTCGGCATCCGACCAATGGCGCATGGGATAGTATTGGGTCGGCACGCCGGCCTGCACCAAGGCGTCCTGCGCCAGCGGCACTTGGCCTTTTATCAAGTCCACGTCGGCGCTCTTTTGGCCGTGAAACGCACTGTCCCAAGGAAAATTGAACGTCCCGGTCGGGCGCTTGAGCGCGTCCAGCCCGCACAGATACCGTCCGCTGGCCAGCTCCTCGGGTTGCGGCTCCTCGGTGCCGAGGCAAAGGAACATCACCTTCCGCGGCGCCATCTCATACATCTTCACAAAGTCAAAGCGCGGCACGCCGGTCTCGATGTCGTAGCCGTCCGTCAGCGCATAGCTGATCGGCGACCAATCGTAGACCTCCAGATCCCAAGCCTGCGCCAGCATGTCCGAATGCGCATACCGGTGCCGGAACCGCGGCTCCCGCCACTGCACCACCGGCGTCTTGGCGCCGACCTTGAAGCGGATCAGGTGCAGCATCGCGGTGCTGTCCTTCCCGCCGCTCCAGAGCACGACCGGGTTGGCGCTGGCCGCGAGCCAGCGTTCCACCTTGCGGCAGGTGTCTGTGACGAGTTGATCCATTAGATAGCGATGCCGATGCCTGCGATGCCGATAGCGGCGCCCACACCGGAGCCGACCATTCCCATAGTGCCCGCTTGGCTGGCCGCTCCCGCCTGCATTCCCGCACCTTGCAGCGCAGCCGCATTGTTGGCCCAACTATTGTAGCGGTTGGCCGCCATGTTCGCGTTGAAGCTCTCCACGTTGCCGGCGGTCTGCACCGCATTGTTGAAGGTGTTGCCGATGAGACTGGTTCCTTGCCCCATCGTGGCGCTGCCAAGCTGGAAGGCCGAATTGATGCCTCGCGCATACGGATCAAGCGCTCCGTAACCTTCAGCCAAGGTGATGCGGCGACCTCGGCGGGCGAGATCGAGCTGATTGGCCCCGAGGGCAAGATTCATGCGGCGATCATTGCCCGCGTTGAAGGCATCGTTGGCCGAAAGCATGAAGCTGCGATTCTGCGCGAGCTGCGCCTGGTTCGCCGCCTGGTTGGCCATCTGCGCCTGCATAAACATCTGCCCCAGCGTCTGGTCGCGGTTTTGGTTAGCCAAGGATGCGCGCAGTCCGGCATCTTGATTGGCCAGAGAGGCACGCATCGAGGCGTCGAGGTTGGCCAGATTGGCCTGCTGCTGGTTGGCCGCGTTGAATTGTCCGGTATTGAAGGCCGTCTGCTGGTTGGCCATCGCCGCCCGCATCGCCGCCTCTTGGTCGGCGAGGGACATTTGACCAGCCATCTGCTGATTGGCCATCGCCGCGCGCATCTGCGCCTCTTGGTTGCCAAACTGCCGTGACACATCCTGCTGCTGCACGCCTTGGGCAAAGGCCAAATCTTCCGCCTGCCGGCTGCGGGCATAGCGGTCACGATTAAGCAACTCGGCCGCCAGACCGGCGTTGCCCGTGGCCATGCCGCGCGAGGCCATCCCCGCGCGCGCCGACTGCACCGCATCGCGTGATGCCTCCGGCGAGAGCCTTCCGTCACTGTTGGCCCGCTGGATCGCTTGCTGCATGAGCGCGCCGCCGAGCGCTCCGGCCTCGACATTCTGCGCGTTCACATCGGCCACCCGCTGCGCGCTCACCGCGTTCACGTCGGCCACCCGACCCATCTGCGCCGCCGCCGCCTGTTGTGCGCGCACATTGCGGGCCGACACCTCGCGGATATTCATAGGGCCAGAGACTTGATCCGCCCGCACATCCATCGCGCCCATACCGGCGCTTTGTATCTGTCGATCTGCCAGCGTTGGCCCCTCGGCAAATTCGGCCGCGGCCTGCCGCTGGATGTCCGACTCAAAGGACGAAGGCGCCCCGGCCGCAGCGAGTTCTTCGCCCAGCACGCCACGGGTGCGGGCGAGGTATTCGTTGTCTAGCTCACTGGCCACTTGGCGCGCCGTGCCAAGCTGCAGCGCGGTCATCTGCGGGTAAAGCCGCTGGATCTGCGCCTCCTGCTCCCGCATTTGCGCGATGGCGCCGCGCGTGGCGGCCTCATACATCTTGTCGTAGTCGATTGGTGCCGGTGCCGGTGGCGCCGGTGGCGGTGCTGGAATGCTTGGTCCTCCTCCCATATTATTGTCCTCCTACTTTCTTCATAAGTTTCTCCCAATAGTATACCCGCGGCTCAAAGCCCCCTCGGCGGCACCAGGCCACATAGGTCTGCGGATGCGGTGCCACGCGCAGACACTCCCGCACAGGGTCTGTGCCAAGAGCGCCAGCAGCCAGAGTGACGAACCAGCAGTTAGCTTCCCCGAGTTCAAATTGTTGCTCCTCCGCGTTCCACCGGCAGGCTTTGGCCAGCAGGAAACACTCCGGCGAGTTCCACACATAGCCCGCCGACAGATGCTCGCCGACTGCTTCCCAGAAGTCTTGCGTCGAGTGGTTGTCCCACCATGCTTTTGCGCGTTGCCATGGCAGCATCCTTAGCCCTCATACATGATGTTAATTGAGCCGGCGTCAAAAGTGTCGGTGCCGTTCACAGTGGTGATGCGAAGCTGCGTTAGCGCGTCGGAGAGGGTTTTGTTTCCTCCGCCCATGTGCATTCGCGGCGTTGTCGTGTATAGCGAAGAACTGTAAACCCACGCATTATTTGAAATTGAGGAAACAACAATCAGACCGCCATGAGCAACGGTTGCGGCGGCGTTTTGCTGAGTTAGAATAAAGCCCGCTGATGATGTGACAATGCCGCTCCCATTGCTGTTGTCTGCTCCAGACGTGTATCCAGTGATTTCAAAACCGCCAACGTCTCCCAGCTGAATAATATAGTTGCTAGAACCGCTTGTGCTAACACCACTAAACATAACCGTAATCCGCTTTACCCAAGACGGAATGCCGGTGAAGTCGATGCTAGTGCCACTGGTAGTGGCTTGCGATGTGGCAAGGGTCAGCGGTTGAGAAAGTTTTGCGGGAGTTATATTGGCATCCGCAATCTTCGCTGTGGTGACATTGGCATCCGCAATCTTCGTTGTGGTGACATTGGCATCCGCAATCTTCGCTGTGGTGACATTGGCATCCGCAATCTTCGCTGTGGTGACATTGGCATCCGCAATCTTCGCTGTGGTCACAGCCGCATCCGTAATGCCCCCCGTGGCAATCTGCCCAAAACCCAAGGCCGTCCCACTGCGGCGCAGCACATGGCCATCGGTAGCGGCTGCAATGTCGGCCGGGTCTCCGCTGGAGTTGGCGCTGCGACCGATCACGGAGAGCGCGGCGCTGTCGCGCAGCTTGGTGTTGTCTACTGCATTGTTGGCAATCGTTGTCGCCGCGCTCACGTTGGCCGAGCCGTTGAATGATCCCGTGGTTCCCGTGACATCGCCGGTCAGCTCGATGGTGCGTCCGGTGGCTAGCGTGGTGGCCGACCCTGTCAGCGGACCGCTAAACGCTGTGGCCGTCACCGTGCCGCTCACATCGAGCTTGGTGCTGGGCGCAGCCGTGCCTATGCCGACGTTGCCGGAAGAATTTATGCGCATCACCTCGCTGCCGCCCTCGCTGAAGGCCAGCGTGTCTTCCGCCGGCCGGAACATACCGGTGTTTGTGTCGCCGGTCCAAGTGAACGACGGTGCCCCAGCCGAGTCGCTGGCCTGCCCTCGGAACGATGTGTCGGTGTCGATGAACCCGCTGGCCTTAATGTTGCCGGTGACATGCAGCTTTTCACTGGGAGAGGTGTTGGCGATACCAACATTGCCCGCGTTGGTAATCCGCATCCGCTCGGTCGGCGAAGCCGCCCCATCCGCCGTCGTGCTAAAGACCAATCGCGCCGGCATATCGGCACTACCAGGTGTTCCGTCTACGGACGCCTGAATGATCGCGCCCAAGACGCTCAAGTTGGCGCCATTGTCGGCGGCAAATTCAATCGCGCCCAACTCGTCATTGTTGGCCACAATCGCCCGCGCCCCGCCTACCGTGGTCGAGCGCGATTTGCAAAACATCAGCACGGCGCCGACCGCATCCGCCGCCGCCCGCACCAGCGTGGCGCCGAGGCCGCTTACCGTCAGCGGCTGCGTTGTGCCGCCCGCCGCCAAGGCGGCCGTGTGCCCGATCACGGCATTGCCCGCGGCATCGACGATTACCGGCGTGCTATCGGGGTTAGCGCTATCTTCAATAGTCAAAGCATTACCCGCGCCGGTCTGCGTAATCCGCACCGCATCACCGGCGCTGCTGCCGGAAACAACCACACCCGGCTGCACGGTGCCAGTAAGCGTGATGGTATCGGCCGTTGCGTCTCCCAAGGTGGTATTGCCGGTCACGCTCAAGGTTCCCAGCGTCGCGGTTCCAGTCGTGCTCACCGCTTGCGACCCGAAGTTGGGAGACACTTTCGTTCCCACAATCGCCGCCGCGCTGGCGATGTCCGCATTGACGATCTCGCTGACAGTGCGGGCGTTGTTAAGTTTGGTCGGCGTGACGGTGTCGCCGCTGGTGAAGGTGTAGCCGTAGTTTGCCATAGATTATGCTGCTGATCGGGTTTCGGTCGAAGGCAGGCCCTTCGGCGATGCCTCAATGCTGGCGGATCGTATTTCCGGCCGCCCACCGGATGTCTCGTAAATCACTTCGGCGCTGTGCGCCTTGTAGCGCACCGGCGTCTTCATATTATAGTCCTCGGGTCCAGCGCTGCCGTTGGTCAGCGTGCCGACAATAGTTTCGGTATCGGGATTGATCGTGCTGATCTTCGTCGTGACGCTTCCGCCTTCGGGTATCACCACATCGGCAATCGTGCGGAGGAAGCGCTTAGAGTGCATGTCGCCAAAGTCGTAGCGGCGCGTCTTGATGCTGCCAGTGACCGGGCTGGTTCCCGCGTTGACGGCGTTGTCATCGAGCGCGCTGTCTTCTTGTTCTAGCAAGTAAAGGTTGCCCGAGCGCGGGACTGAGAACACACGGCGCTGATTGTTATAGGTGCCGACGAGTATTATATTCACGCTGGCCGAGCTGGGATAGGTGTCGCGGTATTCCCACGAATTGTTCAGAGCGTTCCAGGCGAGAACGAGCTGGTTCCCATCAAGCGGGTCGGGGCTAATCGGCAGCGCGATGAGGTAGCGGTTGTTGTGCCAGATGCCGAAGGCGCTCCGCTCCACGCGGGACTGCACCACCGTGCCAAACAAATCGGCAATCGGCTCGGAGAGCGGCATGGTGTCGCCGCGCAGCTTGAGATCCAAGCGGCTGTCGAGGCGGTAAATCCCGGCGTCAGACAGAAAGAAAACAAAATTGCCCGCCGTCACGATGCTGTTGCGGGCGCTACACCCGATCTCGTTGGTCAGCAGCGTGAGGCCACTCACCGGCGTATCCACTGAGAAGCCGCTGCCGTCCGTGCTGGCAAACTGATTCAGTGTCGCCAGCCAGATCGACTTGCGGCAGAAGACGAGCGCCTGCCCTTCGACCCATGGGTGGATGGCCACAATGCGATCATCGCCGCCGGCCCCGGCGCGGAAGCTGTTGAAAAACGGATCGTAAAGATCGGGGTCAAGCACGTCGCTGATGCCCACCGTGTCGCGGTTCTTGGCGATCCAGAGGCGGTTGTTGATGTAGCTCGCCCAGCCGACACTCGGCATCTTGGTGTAGGTGACGCCTTCGCTTGGCACGCCGGCCGCCGCCCGCACAAAGTCCCCTGTGCCGCCATCCCAGTAGATCGGCGGCTTGACCCGCCGCACCGTGCGTCCAGTCAATGTCGTGTCCGGCGCCGTGCCGCTGGGCACCGTAATGGTAAAGCTGTTGGTCGCCGTGCTTTGGATGTCGTATTCGTGCCCCGAGAAAGCCGGTGTCGTGCTGCCGTCGATCCGCACGCGTGCGCCCTGCGGGTAGCCGTGCGCCGTCAGGTTCACCGTGGCCGTCGTGCCTGAGACTGTGATCCCGCCCGCCGTCACGCTGCGCTTTTCCCAGCCCACCACCGTCTGGTCGGCCTCGCGCAAAATGTAAAGACGGTCAAACGCCTGCACCACCGAGACCGTGTCCGTGCCATCGATCACCTCGGCCGGCGACTGCGGGAAAGTTTTCGTCACGCTCGACTGCCCATCGCGCCAGAGGAAGCAGGTGTCGCGTCCGGCGAGGGCAATCCATTCGCTGGCGTTGTCGTAGTTCTGCGAGGCAAACACCCCTGCCGCATACAGTCCGCCGTCATAGGAGTCGCGCACCTCGGGGCCGTTGTTGGCGATGATCGTGCCGGTCGCCGGGGTCGCTGGGTTGCCCGTCACGGTGTAAGTAAAGGTGTTGGCGTCGGTCACGGTGACGATGAAGTCGCCGTTGTATTCCGCCTGCGCGGCGCCGCGAATGTTCACCTGGTCGCCGGTGGTGAACCCGTGGGCCGTCGCGGTTGCCGTCGCCGTGCTCACCGAGCGCGTGAGGCTGCTTACGGTCTTGTCCGTGCCGAGGCTGAAATCCAAAGTCAGAGGCGCCCCCGTCGTGCCGATGGTATCCGTGAGGCGCTTGCTCCCCTTGCGGGTCTGCGCCACGCCACGATCCAGCCGCATATTCACCGAGTCCTGCAACATGCCCGCGGGCAAGGTGAGGGGATTCAACCGGCTGGCAAAGCCGAGGAACCCGGCGTCGCCGTCGCGTTGGACTGGACTTTCTAATGCCATTAGTTAAGGGCCGCTTTCAATTTGCTTTTGAACCGCGCCGCATCGGCGGGGCTAATGTCGTTCTTGCGCCCGGGAGCCACATCGGCGTGCGTCAGCACGCGCGTCATGGGAATGCCCCACTGCTTCATGCGTGGCGCCAGATATTCAATGGCGCTGTCCATCGCCGCATCTTCCAGCGGGTCGTCGTAAGTGTTGCCTTCCCACGAAACCCCAAGGCTCCAAGAGTTAAGGTCCGGCCGTCCCAGCCAGGAGCTTTTGCCCGCGTGCCACATGCGGGCGGTATCGTCGCCAAACACTGTGCGCCGCCCATCGCGGGCGATGAGCACATGGTAGCTGACCTTGCTTTGCGGGTTCATGATCCAGTCAACGCCACCAAGGTAGCTGCCGCTTGAGTGGTGCAGCACAATCGCCTGCGGGGTAATCGGCGACTGGCTTTTGTTCGGCGTGCTGACCCGGCGCTCGTCGTAGTTTGGCGTGCTCTTTGCGGACGTGGAGACGGTTGTGGATGCGTAGGGCCAGCTCGGCGAGGCTGGCGCTGGGCCAGTCGCAGATTTGCTGCCAAACACTTTCTTGATCCACGTCCACATGGGTTACTTTTTGTAGCCTTTGGTGCTGGGGTTGACGGTTACCGTCGCTTGCTGCTTGAGGAAGTCATAGCCCACCGTCACGCAGCCCGTGCCCA